ATGGACCGCCCTGGTTTTGTAGAAATGATCTGCCAGTTGGAACAGGGAAAAGCCGCCGCCGTCTTTGTCAAAGACCTGTCCCGCCTGGGGCGAAACTACATTGAGGTCGGACGGCTGACGGAAGAATTTTTCCCGGACCATGATATTCGCCTGGTGGCCGTTTCGGATAACATCGACACGGCGGAGGGCGAAAATGAGCTTGCCCCGATCCGCAACCTGTTCAACGAGTGGTATGCCCGCGATATCAGCAAAAAGCGGCGCATCAGCAATAAGATCAAGGGCAATGCCGGTGAGCCGATGGGCCAGCCTCCCTATGGTTACATCAAGGACCCGAATGATCCGAAGCATTGGATCGTGGATGACGAGGCAGCCCAGGTTGTGCGCCGCGTTTACAGCATGACTTTGGAGGGGTTCGGAACAGAGCAGATTGCCGCCCAGCTTGAAAAGGACGATGTCCTGACCCCGCGGGCCTACTGGCTCACGAAGGGCATCAAACGCCCCGGCAAGGGCAAACAGCAGCCGCCTACCAAGTGGAACAGCTCCACAATAACCAAAATTCTCTCCCTGCAGGAATACTGTGGTGACATTCTCAATTTCAAAACTTATTCCAAATCCTACAAGAATAAGAAGCGAATCGACAATGACCGTGAGAATTGGGTGGTGTTCCAGGACGTCCATGAGGCGATCATCGAGCGTGCTGTGTATGAGCAGGTGCAGCAGAAGCGGGGCAAAATCCGTAAGCGCCGCACCAACAATGGAGAACACAATATGTTTTCCGGCCTGCTGGTCTGCGCTGATTGCGGCAGCAACCTTCACTTTCATTTCAATCAGGGCAATCCGGAGATCAAGTATTTCAACTGCTCCAACTACAAGGGCAACCGCGGCACCTGTACTTCTACCCATTATGTCCGTGTGGACTTCCTGGAGGAAGTGGTGCTGGGAGAGATACGGCGCTTAACGAAATTCGCCAGCCTCTATGAGGATGAGTTTGTAAAAGCGGTGATCGGACATTCTCAGCAGGCGGAACAGACAGACCGCAAGCTGAAGGAAAAAGAGCTGAAAACGCTCCTTGCCCGTGACGAAGAATTGGACGGTCTCTTTGAGCGCATCTATGAGGACAATGTTTCCGGCAAGCTCTCCGATGACCGCTTCGCAAAAATGTCCCGGCGGTATGAGGACGAGCAAAAGGAGCTGTCGGAGAAAATAAAAAAGCTCCGCTCCGAGATAGAGAAGCAGAGCAGCCGTTCCATGACAACGGATATGTTTATCGGTCTTGTTCGCAAGTACACCAGAGCGAGGAAACTGACGCCCCGGATGCTGAACGAACTGGTTGAGAAGATCGAAGTGTTTAATGCTGAGAAGATCGACGGCGTTTGGGAGCAGCGGCTTCGCATCCACTATAACTGCGTCGGAACGATCGAGATCCCAACGGTACTGCCCCTGCCGATCCCGGAAGTGTCCGTAAATACAAGAAAAGGCGTAGTCGTCAACTACGCCCCCTGTGAACTCGCTGTATAAAAAGCGAGTGTTCTTACAGCTTTTCAAATGCTGTAAGAACACTCGCCATGGTTGCGGAGGCAGGACTCGAACCTACGGCCTCCGGGTTATGAGGCAGTCTCAAGCACAAATCGGAGTCATTTCGACTCCGATTTGTGCTTTTTACCGCCATTCGCTCGGCGGATTTTCCATTGTTTCCATCCAGTCCTGCCCGATTTTTTCGTGTTCTGGGTCAAAACTGGGTCAGACACGGTGCACCCGCACCCACGCCGTCCACGGCTTGTATGGACTGCTCAGTCGCCTGCAAAGAGCTCGTCGGTGGCGTTGAGGGTCACCCGGAGGTAGGGGCCGGTATCGGCGATGCCGGTATAGCCGGTCTCAGCGGTGAAGCGGTAATAACCGTCACCGAAGTTCCTGCCGTGGATGGGACCGTCAGCCAGAGTGACGGTCAACACGGCGTTGTTCCCATCCTGACGCAGATTCGCATTCTCGATGAGGGTGCAGCTTCCCGCCAGCTCCCCAGCGGGGAAGCTCTCTGGGTAGAGGGAGCCATACTCCTTCAAAAAGTCCAGGTCTACATCCTTGGAGAGGGTGCCGCTGCTGAGGAAGGTGTCATGCATGGTGACGGTGAGGGTCATACCGTCCTCCGAGAGAGCCACCTCGGTATAGGGGATCTCGCAGTAGGCAGCCACAAAGTCGCTGCCGTCCGCCAGGGGCGCGAAGGCCACGGTGAGGCCGCCTGCATCGACCTGGGCGGAACGGATGGCCTCCCGGCGGCCCTGCATCCCCATGAGATAACTCTCCCCAGCCCCGGCCCAGTAGATTTCAGAGCTACCAGTGCCGGGAGAAACATAGGGATCATAGCCTCGGTCGCGGCCCTGCTCATCTTAGAGAAGGCACAGTGTGGCCAACTCCACGCGTGGAAAACCGGGGACGCCGTTATAGATGTTAGGCCCGCCAGTGACCACCCGGACGGATGCCTGGGACTCGATCTCGCACCGAAGCAGGGGCGTATCCAGCCACAGCATCCGACGGCGGATGCCGCTCTGGCCGTAGACCCAGTCCAAGCTGGGGCAGTCCTCGTCCGTTCCCAGTTTCACCAGGAAATCTCCCTGGTACGCCTCGATGGAGGTGATAAGGCTTGCGTCGTCCCCATAGAGAGCCCGAACTTCCGCCTCCGTGGTGACGGGGCTAAGGACGTCCGTCTGAGAAGACCCGGCGGAAGAGGAGACATCGCCGGAGGACCCGGAGGAACTGGGGGCGGGACCATCCCCGCAGGCGGCAAGGTTCAGCAGCAGGAGGGCTGCCAGAGCCAAGGAGATGAGTTTCTTCATGGGATAGCACTTCCTTTCTGTTGTTCGGGGCGTGGCCCCGGTGAGGAACTTGCAATTGCAAACGGGAATTTAACGGCATAATTGTTCTGAAATTCTTCCAATTCCTTGGATTTATTGTACCATAGCGCAAAAGTGTTTGCAACTGGAACTGCCGACAGAAAATTCTGTATATTCGAAGAAAATAGGCACTGCGCAAAGAACGCTGCTCACCCGACCTCAGAAAACGGCAAGTTAGCCGCTTTTGCAAGCGGCCGTCCGGCATTTCAACAACACACAAAGCGCACCGAGGGTAGTGATACCACCCCTGCCCCATACATGCGGAAAGCCCTGAGCGCAGGATGTACAAACCGTAATTTCGGCAGAAGCGAAAAAGATCACGCAGCCCAGCGGGGCCGCGACGCCTACGGGACAGCGACGCGCATAAGCGCATCGCTGTCCCGCAGGCTCTTTGCGTTCTTCGGGAGTACCCTCGACCGAGACCCAAAATCGTCAAAGTACGCCGTTCTGACACCCGGCCACGCAGGGTTTCCGAACCGTGCAAAACGCTCCGAGGGTAGTAATAGCGCCCCCATCCAAAACGCTCTCTGTTTCGGCGTGTAAGCCGCTGTGTGCGATCCTTTGAGCAAAGCCGAGTGTGTACCCACTTTTGCTCGTGAAAGCAAACGTGGGCCGTTTGTGCGAGAAGTCGAAAAATGCGCTAAAAAGCGGTTTGGAACAGCGTTGTAACAGTAACTTTTTGGCGATATTCGTGGAAGTGATTTTGTGGTTTTTTGACAGGTTGAGAAAGGCTCCGGCGCTTTTGGCACCGGAGCCTTCCTTGAGTCTTACTTCGCAAGTACAACGGAAATTTTGATCTCCTTTTCCGCCTCGCTCAGGTCGAACGCACCGCCGTCTGCGACGCTGACACGCAGTTCATACAGTGTGCCGTCGGCCAGGGTAGCCGCATATTCGCTTGCTTTGCTGGTGATCCCGGAATAGTCGAACTCAACGAAGGGCAACTTGTTCAGGGCTTCACAGATACCGGCCACAACTGTAAGGGCCGTAGAAAGAAGGTTATAAAACCACCCCTGAACATTGGAAATGACATTATGGAAGGCGGTTCCGATATTGGAAGCGCAAGCCCCCAAAGCGTTCCAGATACCCAAGGCGATATTCGCCACGGACAGGCCAAGGTTTTTGAAGAAGGAAATCACAACCATGATTCCCCCGCAAATCACACCGAAGCCGCTATTTGCAATTCCGGTGAACTTGGCAACTGCCGCACACGCCGCATAGATAGCCGCAATGACGGCGATAATCAGAAGGATGATCCATGTAAGGGGGCAAGCCAAAAGCGCCGCATTTAGGCCCTGCTGGGCTACCGTAGCGGTGAAAGTGGCTCCCGCTTCCATAGCAGTTGCCGCCGCATGAACGGCCTTGGCCGTTGCCTGAATACCCATAATGGCATTTGTCACCAGCGCCACACCGTTATAAATCAGCATAGCGGCCACAATACCCATGATGATAGGCTGAATCCAACTCCAATTATCAACGATCACAGAAGCAATGGAAATCAGAATATCCAGCACCGAAGAAGCCACATTTGCAACCCCCGCAAGCCCATTGATCAGGGCTGTGGTGACTTGCTGGAACTTGGTGCTGTTAGCAATCTGGTTGATCTTGATCAAGATCGGGGCAAACATGGAAAGGGCTTTATTTTTCATCCCGGCCCAAATCTGCGCCCAAGTCTTGGGCATGGAATCGAACTTTGCGTTGGTTTCATCCGCCATAGCAAACATGGCGTTCTTCACCACTTCAGCCGTTACCTTGCCTTCCTGTGCAACCGTCTTGATGGAACCTTCCGCAATCCCCATATACTTTTCAATAGCTCTTGCGATACCCGGCGCACCGTCCAGAATGGAGTTCAGTTCTTCACCACGAAGCGCACCCGCCGCCATTGCCTGTGTAAGCTGGATCATGGCGTTGCTTTGCTCTTGGGCCGTAGCGCCGCCAATAACAAACTGCTTGTTCACCTGCTCCATGAAAGCAATGACCTGATTCATGTCACCGTTGAAGGCGTTGCCGGCGTTCAAGCCAAGTTTCGCAACGGCGGAAGCGGTATCAAAGTAAACGGATCGGGAACGCTGGGCGGAAGCCATGATCTTCTGTTCCAACACATCCACGGAACCGCCATCATCCACCAGCAGATTCAACCGGGCCTTGGTGCTTGCCAATTTATCCGAAATGTTCTGCACCTTATTGATCCCGACGATACCACCAGCGGCAACGGCAATTTTCTTGATGGTGGACAGAAGTCCATTGGCGGAATTGTTACCCCCACGAATGGAATTATTGAACTTTTGCTGTTCATTATTGGCGTTCCTGATATTTTCTTCAATGGCATCAAAGGCGGTTCCCGCTTTCGCCCATTCTTCACGGGCTTCCCGGATTGCCGCCGTGTCAACGGCTCTACCGGAAGCCTGTTGCATGGATTCAAAGGTGTTCAGCACAACACCCATAGCCTTGTGCATACTCTGAAGGGGGCTGGTAACACCATCATAAAGGGCAATAGCGGTTCGGATAGTTCCCACAGAGATCACCACCTTTCTTGGAGAATAGCCGGGGCCTTAATGGTGTCGGCCCCGGCGCTGTTTGCGTTCAATTTCCTTCTGCTTCTTCTTTTCAGCTTCCACCCGAACATCAATGGCCGCAATGATGAAGGCCCGTTCACGCCGGGGCAAAGCATAGAAGGCGGAAGGTGTTAAATGAAGTTCGTGAAGGCAATAGTAAGCAATGTTGGCTTCACCATCACCTTCACAGATCAGTTTTTTGCTTCATCAACCTCATCCTGCATGGTGGTATCAAAACCACACACTTCCTGAATCTTGGTCAGGTATTCGGCATATTCGCCGGGGGTCAGCATGGTTTTCAGAAGGGCATCAGCACCCATGACCTTGTAGCTGTCCTGAAGTTCCTTATCATTCAGATTGGGGAACACGGTACAAGCCACGGCCAGCTTGCCAAGGTAAAGATCATAGTCGGTTTCCTTCTGATACTGGTTCTTCTTGCCGGGAACCGGAACACGCTTGGCACAGGACTTCCGAAGGGCTTCATCCTCGGTGCCGGTGATGGTCTTGATCTCCCAAGGAATGGGGTTGCCATCCTCACCCAAGAAGCGTTTGGAAGCAACAAACTTGATGTTCTCAACGGGAACGGCGTTTTCAGCCAAAAAAGCGGACAGGCTCATTGTTTTTTCCTCCTATATTTTGATACGAAAAAAGGCCCCGGCCCCTACCGAAGTAAGGCCGGGGCGCTCTGCTTACTGCATACCGGCCAAAAGGCTGAAGGTTTCGGGCATCTCGAAATCTTCAAAGGTGAAGTCCATATCTTCATCCAAGTATTCCGCATCAGCGTCAAACTTGGCAAGCAAGCCGCCGTCCATATTGCAATCCTTCAGGATCACGGTCTGACGGCCCACAGAAGAAGTGGGATCTTCATTTGTCACCTGAATGTCAAAATAGACATCCTCGCCGGTGTCCTTATAACGCTTCATCAGCTCACGGAAGATGGAAGTGTTATAGTGGAAGGTGGCGGAACCCGTACCCTTCCAGCCGGTGGCCTTATTGCCCTTGCCGGTCTTGCCCAAAATGGGAACTTCCGTTTTGTTCTTCTCAAAGTTGGCTTCAAGGTTGATAGCCTGCATGAAGTTGTAACGGTTATCCCCGATGGTCACGAAACATTCAGCCAAGGAAGCGGAAACAGCATCCTTGGCGTTCATGATGGTTCTATCTGCCATGATGGTTGTACCTCCTTACTGAACATAGACGGTCATATAAAGCTGTTCCATAGCGTTCACGGGGGTCACATAATCAGTAACCACCACGGATTTCTTGGTATCGCCCTTTTCAACCGTCACATTTTCGCCGCTGAAGTTCTCAATGGCCCGAATATCCTGAAGTTCCGTGTGGTGCTTCACAATATCGTTCCAAAGGGAAATCCGGCCAGCGGCATCATTGGGAACCTTGCCAAGATACTTCTTGCCGAACAGAACGGCAATATCATTGGCAATCTGATCCAAAACTCGGATCGTCTGGTTGCTGGAAAAGTCGCTGGACTTTTCATCCGTGATGGAAATGAAGCTGTTAATGTCAGTCAGGACACACACCGCTTCATCCACACGATGGAACATGAAGGAACCTTCCCTGATACCGTTTTCAAGCTGTGTCTGCGTGAAATCGGTATCAACATCATATTCACCATCATAGGTCATGTTGGTGGCACTCTTATTGACCGCCGTTCCGCCGATCACGCCCGTAACCCAAGGGATCAGGGCGGTGGAAGTCTTGTCGGAAGTCAGGCCGTTCTTGACGCTCACAACGCCTTCATAATCAGCCAACTTCTGGAAAAGAACCACCTGAAACTTCTTGCCCACATCATCACGCATCCGCTTTGCGAAGGCCGCAAACAGGGCGGTGATGGTGGCCTTGCTTTCGGTGCAACCCATAGCGTTGAAGGTGTACGCTTCCGCCTGATCAAGATAGGTCTGATAGTCGGAATCGGCCACGGTGCCATTGGTGCCGCCCGTCAGGGGCAAGGAAGCGGTCAAAGAAAGGGTTCCGCTGGACTTCCAATCCACATAGGCATTGGCCTTCAGATCGGTGATAGCGGCCACACCTTCCTGAAGATCAACCTGAACGGTTCCCAAGAAGGTTGCCACATCGAACAGCGGCTTCTGTTCTGTGGTGTTCTCATTCGCCGTGATAACGGTACGAAGATCATTACCACGGGTGCCGGGGTATTTGGCCGTTGCGTAGGTGTTAAGGGGGCGTTCATAAAAGGATTTTGGCAACCGTAAGCCGCCGCCCACCTCGTTTCTTTCCGGTTTCACACATTCCCCCCCCAATCTGTCAGGCAGTCAGGCCGAAGAAGGAATTGAACTGATCAGCACCCACATAATCACGGAACTTGGTGGGGTTGATGTAGTAATTCCAGCAAGCGCCGGTTCCGGGAACAGCGTTCCCGAAGGGAAGAAGGCCACGCTGAAGGCCGATTCTGACGAACTGATCAGATTTTCCCATGCACCGGGCGGCTTCCTTCACGCTGATCTTCTTGATGGGCGGTTCCGCAACCGGGGCGGCTCCATAACCCATCAGGTAATCAAAGGAAACGCCGGTTGCATCGGCAAGGGCCTTGATACGGTCAGGGCCGGGGGTGTTCTTCCCGGAAAGATATTGGCTGATAGCGGCCTTGGAAGCCCCGGCCTGTTCAGACAGGGCGGATTGGCTCATGTTGGCCTGTTCCATAGCGTTCTTCAAACGCTCTGCAAAGGTGGTCATTGTGCGTACTCCTTTCATTTTTTAAGATTTCCGTGTGTAAACACGGCGGACAGTAAGAAATAACATCCCGGCCAATGTCGGACAGCTTTTCGGGATAGGTCAGGGGGGACATTTTCCCGCACTTCTTACACCGAACTTGGCGGGTGATCATCATTGGCTTACCACCTTGAAATGACCGGGTTCCTTCATCGGTTCCACATCCACGCTGGAAACCAAGGCCCACCAATCGGCTTCCGGGTAAAGGTTTCGGTCACTTCTCAAAATCGTTCGATCTCCGAAGTGAACCGCCTTCCAATCCTTGGCATCAATCAACTTCATTGGTTATCACTCCTGTTCTTCAAAGGCCACTTCACATTCCCCACAGAGAACATGAACTTCCTTGGTGGCCCGGATGATGGTTCCGCAACAGGGGCAAACATACTTACGGGAACTTGATCCCCCCCCTTCCGGGAACCCTTCAGCGGATTGGTACGGGGCCGAACCAGACAGAACCCGGACTTGCCAAGGGATTTCACAAAGGCTTCTGCTTGCGGGTTCAGGGTGGTTTTGTGCCATCCGTACTTTTCGCCTTTCTCCACGGTCAGCCCGTGGACTTCAGCGGTTTCCTTGAACTTCCGGTTGTGGTAGGAACCAGAACGGGAAGTGTCTTGAACATTGTCCTGAAGGTTCTGAAGGTGAACCATTTCGTGAAGCAAGGTTCCACAGGTTTCTTCAAAGGGGCGGTTCAGGTATTCGGCGCACAGGTTGATTTCGTAATAGCCGCCTTCCTTGGTGCCGTCTTGCCACGCCTTCCAACCGGTACACCACCCATAGGCCCCACGGGTATGATCCGGGGAAACGGTGATCACAGGCTTTTCCAGCTTCCCTTCAAAGAAGGCTTTGTTGAACTTTGAAAACAAGGTTTCAAGTTCATCAATGACCGGTTTCAAACTGACTTCATTCATAGTTCTTACTCCATTTGTAGACTTTTTGCCTACTTAACAGGCAAAAAAAATCGCCACTCGTTCTTCTTCCGTCAGGCCAAGAAGATCATACAAAGCCTGAATCTCATTGGCCCGAAATTCACTACGGTTATTGATCTTATTCAAAAGGCCCTGATAGGTAATTCCAATCTTCTTGGCAATAAACCGAAGTTTATAACCGGACTGGTCGATCTTCTCACGCAACAGCTCTGTGTTGGTCATACGGCAATCACCCCTTTCTTCAAAATCGGTAGGCATCTTGTCTACACTCACATACTACCACGATGTAGGAAGAATGTCAACATCTTTTTTGAAAAAGCTAAAAATATGTTGACAAGCCGCCAACAGCGCCGTATAATTAGTAACAGAAAGGGGGTCATTCACTTGTCCACAATAGGAAGCAGAATTCGCAATCGCCGGGAAGAACTTGGTTTATCCCAAGATGAACTTGGTAAAAGATTAGGGTACAAATCCCGTTCTTCAATAAATAAGATTGAACTTGATCAGCGTAACCTTACTCAATCTAAAATCAAGGCTATTGCTGACGCATTAGATACTACACCGGCCTATATCATGGGATGGAATGAACCAAATCAGAAACTTGACGCTGAAAAACTGAAGTTCTTTGATAATCTTTTTCCCATTGAAACCAAGCGTTTCCCGCTGTTGGGGGATATTGCTTGTGGCAAACCCATTGTTGCCAACGAAGAAAAGGAACTATATGTGGAAGCTGGGGCCGGTATTCAGGCTGACTTTTGCTTACGGGCAAGGGGTGATTCCATGATTGGGGCCAGAATCTATGATGGTGATATTGTGTTCATCCAGCAACAGGATATGGTTGATGATGGTGAAATTGCCGCCGTTATCATTGATGATGAAGCTACTTTGAAGCGGGTGAACTATTATCCTGAAAAGAACTTGCTGATTCTGAAGGCCGAAAACTCTAAATATGAAGATTTGATTTATACCGGTGAAGAACTGAACCATATCAGAATTCTTGGAAAAGCCGTAGCCTTCCAAAGCGATATTAGATAGAAGGTGATTCGGTGAAGAAGTTCTTGAAAGGCTTTGGAATCTTCTTTTTCAGTTTCGGGTTTATCGTCTACACAATCATGTTTTTTACAGAAGCGCCAGAACTCCGCCCCGTGTTCATCATAATGGATGTCATTATGGGGTTCTTCCTGTTCCTACTTCTGCGAAAAAGAAAGCCAAAACAGAAGGCCCCACCCAAAACAGAACCCACCGTTCAGGTTCATTCCAATCTAAACCCGGAACGGGCTATTAAATCCATGCCGGGGGCCTACACCGTAGCAGAAGCCAAAAACCATGTGCGGATTGTTCAAGATTGTTTGAACATCTTTGAAAAGACGAAGAACCTTGAAACATTCTTTTCCCGCTATGAATATGGTATGCAAATAGCCCTGACGGTGGATCAAGCGGCCAAAGCCGGGATCATCCCTTACACATCTGATCTTCCAGCTTCTTTCTTCAAGGCGGCTGATAGTCAGAAAGAACGGGTTTTGTTAGATTCCTATTCCGATCAGAAAGCCAAGATCGATGAATTGAAAACCGCAAAGGCCAAAGCCACCCATTGGAACCGGTATCTGAACACCCTGAAAGAATACGAAGATCAATATTCCATGAACCCTGATTCTGAATATCCTGGAGTTCTGGAACAGGTCAAAGGTGAACTTGCCAAACTCGATCTGTCCACATCCGTTCCGCCGTCCAATCCCTGAAAACACAGGAAAATCAAGGCTTTGGAACAGGTGGAACAGATAAAGCGCCGGTTCTCTATATACTCTTTTTCTTTTATATATTTTTTTATCTACTCTTTGAAGTAATATAATATCCGTTCCAAGTGTTCCATTCTCTCAAAGCCGCACCCCGCAAGGATTTTAAGCGGAACGGATATGGAACAAATGCAAAAAAAATGACCGCCCCCGGTCTTGCACACCGGAAGCGGTCAGGCGAAACAAACCCTTTTGAAGTTAATGTTTCAAACGCCTTTGAACATTATATCACATGGGGTTTAGCTTTGCCATACCCAATTTTGAAAGTTCAGGTGATATAATGCGAAATCCAAACGGGTATGGAACGGTTGCAAAGCTATCAGGCCAACGCCGCCGCCCATATATTGTGAAGAAAACCATAGGTTGGAATGACAAAGGCCACCCCATCTATGACATTATCGGCTATGCTGAAACCCGTGAAGCCGGGAACATCATGCTTGCTGAATACAACCGTGATCCTTGGGATGTTGACCGGGCCAAGATCACCCTTCAACAGCTTTTTGACCTCTGGAAAGAAAAAAAGGCCCCGAAGCTGGGGGAATCCAACCGTTCTTCCCTCTGTTCAGCGTTCAAGCATTGTTCAGCGTATGTGAACAAGCCTTATAAACAACTGCGATCCTACCAAATGCAAGAAACCATTGATGGTTGTGGGAAAGGGTATAGCACCCAAGCGGCCATCAAGAACCTGTGGGGCCACCTTGACCGGTTCGCCCTTGAAATGGATATAATAAACAGGTGCTTTTCCGAACTTCTAACTTCTGATCCCATTCCAGAAACAAGCCGCCTTCCGTTCACCAACGATGAAATCAAAACGGTGTGGGAACATCAGTCTGATCCTTGGGTTGATACTGTTTTGATCTTGCTATATTCCGGGTGGCGTATCTCTGAATTTTTGAACCTGAAACCTGAAGATATAGACTTGAAGGAAGGCACGATGAAGGGCGGCACCAAAACAAAAGCCGGTAAGAACCGCATTGTTCCCATCCATCCAAAGATCAAGCCATTGATTGAACGGCGGCTTGCCGAAGGTGGCCCCCAGCTGATCAGCTACAACGGGAAGATTTGCAATCAAACCCAATACCGGATATTTTGGACGGATATTATGAAGGCCCTGAAACTGAACCATACCCCGCACGAATGCCGCCACACCTTTGAAACCAAATTGGATAGCGCTGGGGCCAACCGGAAATGTATTGATTTGCTCATGGGCCATGTGTCCAAGGACACGGGAAACCGGGTCTATAATCACAAGACTTTGGACGAACTGAAGGCCACCGTGGAACTGATTCCATAGGGTTCAAACCGGTGAACATTTTAGGCCGCTGAACGCTGAACTATGCACACATTAGTAACAAGAAAACCCCGAACCCCTGAAAAATCAAGGGTTCGGGGTTCGTCTGTTTTTATTGTCCCATATTTGATGACACGAATTCCCGTGTCTATGCCGCTCCTCCCAATTCAGACATTGCAAAACAAATTCAGTACTACTATTCTCTCAAAAACCAATACCCTACCGCACTATTCAGTAACGCATTTTTAATTCCTTGCTGTTCTGACGGCACCATGTATCGCTGTGTAGGGTATGCGGTACCAAACACGGATTGGCATGATGACATTGCAAAAAAGGCCTCTTTGTCAAAACCGTCTGCAAATGCTTCCGCTACTGACCGCGTCTTGATTTACCAAGTTGACCCTACGCAGCTTTTGAATGCCTGTTTGCATGACACTCACATTTCCGATATTAGTGTTTTCAATGATTTTATAAAACCCTTTAATAGATAAGTAGAGGTGGGGCTCCACCTCTACTTTTTAATCATAATTCTGTACAATAATGTGAACTGCATTTGATTGAAAGCGATTTCGGATGTTCACAGCATATCTCTTTTGATACTCCCCTCGAATATAGGGTGCGTATAACTCCTTGGTCAATCGTGTCTTTCCAATAATCATTAGTGCTTGACAATTTAGATTTCGGAAATCCGCAGCTAACCTCCGATGTTCATTTTCATCAAACCCATTCATCATGTCGATGTTCCCGTAATCATTAAAAACACAATCATATGGCGGGTCTAAAAACATAAAATCGTCTTCTGCTGCCATCTCAAATAGCGCGTGATAATCAGAACACAAAACCGTTGAACGCTGCAACAAGTTATGATGTTCTTTTGTAATAACCTTTGTATTAAAATGTCTGTACCGGCCAAACGGAACATTGTATTCTCCATGGCTGTTATACCGAATCATACCCGAATACGCCGTTTTGTTAATGAAATAATATAGCACCCCATCAAGATATTCGCCCGTAGGATGATTATACTGTTCCCGTAAGTGGTAGTATAGGGCCTCATTACGATTCTCGCACCGCTCATTAGGGTATTGCCTTTTTAATTCTTCGTACTCATGTTGATTTGCTTCATACTGCTGCTGAAGTTGATCCAACTGCTGCTGCATTAGTGGGTAGTTGTCTCTTAACTGCTGATAAAATGTAATTAGTTTTGGATTCACATCTCCAACGACTGCTTGCTCTGGTTCCGTATGAAAATAGACTGCGCCTCCCCCCAGAAAAGGCTCAAAATAGCGGTGATAATCCTGTGGAATCCGATTCATAAAATCAGGAATTTCCTTTTGCTTTCCTCCACGATATTTAATAATCGGCTTCAAAATCGTCACTCCCCATCTTTTTAATCTCTGTTAACTATAACTCACAGACAAGATTTCTGCAACGGTTTTGTGAGCTGGGAATCAATTTAAATATACCATAGCAGAGTCTCTGACGCAATCTCTTCTCACAAGTTTTTACGAAAGTGCCTATTCGCAAATATTTAAATAACTTTTGGTTCAAGATTGTGGTATGTCTTTGTGTTGCAAGGAGGAGATGAACATGAACAAACTACTCAAAGACCTATGGTCTGCTCGATCCAGCTCCTGCCCGGTCTCCCGAAACAGGCGGCACTGGATTTTCAGGTAATGTGTGCAGCAGTCCGACCAGCCGAGAAAGTTGAACAGGTAGTTCAGGGCTGCCAAAGAAGCGTTGACGGTGGAGGGCGCGTACCCGCGCCGCCGCAAAGAATCTTTCCAATCCAAAATGACACTTTTTGCGACGGGCCGACCGTCCAGATAGCGGAAAAAATCGCGTACACTCCGCAGATATTTTTCCACCGTTGCCTGAGACCGCTCCACCTGAAAAAGCGCCGTGGAAAACGCGAGGATCTGTTCGTTTGTGAGGCAATGTCCGTCCATGGTAACTCTCCTTGAAATCAAGCGTGATGGCTCCCATTTTACCGGCTAAAGCGGCCTCCGCACAAGCGTCAAACGGCTGGCCGCGCGGTCGTTGCGCGTGATAGTAACTCTGCCGGAACGCATGGTCAAGTCTTTCTATCCCACTAAAACAAGCTGAATAAATACTGGCAGCAGGGAGCGCAGCCCAGCGGGGCCGCGACGCCTCGGGACAGCGACACGCATAAGCGCATCGCTGTCCCGAAGGCTCTCTGCGTTCTTTGGGAGCACCCACGACCAAGCCCCAAAAGCGGCAAAGTACGCCGTTCTGACACCCGGCCACGCAGGGTTTCCGAACCGTGTGAAACGCTCCGAGGGTAGTGATACCACCCCCACCCAAAACGCCACCTGTTTCGCCGCGTGGGCCGTTGTGTGCGATCCTTTGAGCAGAGCCGAGTGTGTATGACTGCGTTTCCTGCACCTTTCGAGCCTTTTTCGAGGACGAAAAAGAAAGCAGGATAAAGGGCTGGCGTCTTAACCGACGCTCCGCCCGATCACTTCTGCCCGCAGTGCGGGCAGTTGACGGGGAGTTCAGTGCAGGCGATTGTGGCGTCTATTCGGAAGATTTTTTGTACGATTGGCGTCTTGGTTCCCGCAAGCGCAGGCGTCCCAAGGATTTTGGTGGCGCCTTATGGCTGTTTTTGAAGAAAATCAAGGTAATCGCATCCGCATGACCGATGGCGCAGGTCGCACACATTTTGCGCCGCTGTAGTCAATGAAAAGAGACTTCTTGACCGTCCAAAAAACGCACCGCTGTAACCAAAGAAGAGCGTTCCCCGGCAGCGCAGAAATTGCGCCGCCATAGACAAAGATAGGGCGGCGTGGCTCCGAGGGGCAAATGATAACTTTCTGATAACAGTTCGGCTTTTCGGTAGCTTTCCTCTGTTGTTTACGGTATGCTTTGCCGTTACAAAGGAGGCTGATATCATGCCAAAAAGACGAGCAAACGGGGAAGGGAACATCCGCAAACGAAAGGACGGTCGATGGGAAGGACGCTACACAGTCGGTCATGACCCGGAAACTGGCAAGGCCATCATCAAAAACGTCCTCGGCAAGACGCAAGCGGAAGTAAAAGAAAAACTGAAAAAAGCCATCGAGGAAAACGTCGGTATCGACTATGGGCGGGCCAAGAACTACACCGTGGGTAACTGGTTAGAAGTGTGGTACGAGAACTATGCCAAAATCAAAATGCGCCCATCCACCTACCTGACCTATCATGGCTACATCGAAAACCACATCAAGCCGCAGCTCGGAAAGATCCCGTTGAATGATCTGACGACGCTGCATCTGCAACAGTTCTACAAGAAATTGTTGGCGGAAGGGCGGGTAGAGCGAATCGAAGCACAGAAACAGCCCAAGGGACTGAGCGCCAAAACAGTGCGTAACATCCATCAAATCATTTCCTCTGCCCTGAAGCTGGCAAACGAGCAGCGGCTGATCGCCCGCAATCCGGCAGACGGCTGTGCACTGCCGAAGGCGGAGCGCAAGGAAATGCAGACGCTTCCCGTTGAGCAGCTGACGTCCTTCCTCCGCGAGGCAAAAGACAGCGGCGTGTTCGCCCTGTACTATATCGACCTGACCACCGGCCTGCGGCGGGGCGAATTGCTCGGATTAAAATGGTCGGACATTGATTTGGAAAAAGGAGACCTCCGGGTTCAACGGCAGATCGGGCGCATCGACGGCAAAATCATTGAGATGCCGCTAAAAACAAAAAACGCCTACCGCACCCTGCCGCTGTCAGCAGATGCGATAGACGTTCTGATGCAACAAAGAAGAAAAACGGGTAACAGCGAATGGGTGTTCCCGTCACCCACCGGAGGCCCCATGTCACCGGACAGCGTGCTGCACATGCTGCACCGCGTCCTGAAGCGGGCAGGGTTGCCGAAGGTGCGTTTCCATGACCTGCGCCACACCTTCGCAACGCTGGCACTGCAAAACGGAGTGGACATCAAAACCGTATCTGGTATGCTGGGGCATTTTTCGGCAGGCTTCACGCTGGATACTTATGCGCATGTAACTACCTCCGCCAAGCGTGAAGCGGCAAAGACAATGGGTAACATTCTCTCTGGCGCGGTATAG